TGTCAAAGCCGCGCAGAGCCCAGCCTGTGGTCGTGCCAAGGTCGAGGGCTAGGATTGTCCGGCCGCGCTCAGGCGGTGGCATTTTCGGGGTTGCGCCGGCGTCGATGCCGGACAGAGTCGTATCAGCCATGGGTGGTCTCCTCTTCTGGTTGGCTGCTTGGGGTGGAAGACGACGGCGGTTGATGCTTGGCGGTACCGGCCGCCGTCGTCGGATTGTTCTCTGACCAGAACTCCGGTCCGAGATGATGGCCCAGGGGTAGGTGGTGGCCTCCCCCGCCTACAGCGGGGAGGTCACCTACCCCTTTAGGGGGGATTTTTCTGAAATCTGAAATCTGGCACAGGCCACAGATTTCGGAGCAGATTTCGCAACCCCCTCTCCAAAATCTGGTAAAGGTCGCCCAACCCACTGAAAAATAATATGAAAAGCCAGATTCCAGATTTTGCACGGGAGGCAGATTTTGCAAAATCTGGCCAGATTTCGGAACATGAACCCCAGATTTTGGAAGGCAGAGCAGCGTGTTTCACCGTGCCTCCTCCGTGTCGCGATAGACCCACACAGACGGGTTTTCGACGGGAAGAACAGCGCCGGTCTGGGGGCATTTGTAATGGCTGGGGAGCACATCAATCAGCTCAGATGTAATCTCTCCGGTATCGGGATCGATATGCTCCCGGCTGGTCGCAAGACGCATCGCCTCGACGCAAAGATAGCCGTACTTGCTGCGTTCAGTAGCGAGGTCCAGCGCCGTCGCAGCTTCCCCGCGGACGAACTTCACGTAGCCTTTCGTTGTCAGCACGTTCAGCCGTTCGCGGATGATCGATTGCCCGCCCAACCCTGCGGTGTTCTCGAAGGTCTCGGCAAACAAGGTCATGGTGTACATCCGGCCCTGAAGGGCCTGCTCGTACAAAAGGCTGCAGATGACATCACCTTTGCGGTCACGCTCGGCATCGTGCTTCGCACCAACCTCCTGACGGACCAGCCGCTCGTTCATGGGGTTTATCTCGACCCATTCGCCCTTGACCTTGTCGAATTCGCCCTTGACCTTGTCGATAAGCGTGGGCTCCAGCGCTGGCCCGTTGCGCAGCTCGATTTCCAGTTTGCGCTGGGGGCTCTCCTCATCGGGGCGGTGCAGGATAAGCCCCGAGGTGTAGAAGCCGCGCAGGGCGCTGGCGCCGGAGAGCGCCAGAAACGGGTCATCCTTGACCTGCTGCTTCGAGAGCTTCTTGGTGTGATGAACCAGGACCACCCCGCAATCGGGGTTGATGTGATCGCGCAGAACCTCGACGCGGTCCTTGAGGAAGAACATCATTGCGGTGTTGTCGTTTTCGCCGCCGCCGTCAGGGCCGCCGTCAAAGAGGTTCCTGATCGGGTCGACGCAGATGATGTCCACGGGCTCGGCAGGAAAAGCGCGCCGGATGGCCTGGGCCACATGGACACTGCCCTCGGTGTCGAGCAGCATTTTCAGCTTTGGCGTGGCCACCAGATTGTCGCGCGCTTTTGCCAGAACCTGACGCGGCAGGCTGATCTGCTGCATACGCTCGCGCAGATAGTGATACTGGATCTCCGCCTGCAAATAGAAGATGCGCAAGGCCCGCGGTGGCGTGAAGCCCAGAAACGGCTGGCCTGCGGCCATGTGCACAAGCAAGCTTATCAGCAGATCGCTCTTGCCCACCTTGGGCGCGCCACCCAGAACCAGGAGACCACCTGGCGTCAGCACACGCGGGGCGATGATATCCGCCGGCATTGGGCTCGTGTCGTCCAAGAGCACCCCAAGCGTGAAGGTGGGCATTTCATCAGGGGCCGGTGCCGCACTGTCGAGCCGGATGACGGGCGGGCCATGCTTTTCGACATGGATGGCCCAAAGGCGCTCGGACTCGCGCTTGAGCCGTTCCACCGGCCATTGGGGGCGCAGCATGGCCGCGTTGTAGCCGCAAATCGCTTCCCAGCCCTCGTCCTTTGACAGCCGCCCTTCATGGACCATGCGGATGAAATATCCGATCGCGGCTGATGCCCCCTCGAAGCGAGACCAGTCATCCTGACCGCCTTCGCGCACTGGCGTGACCAGCACCTCATTCACGCGCGGCTTGTCCGGCGTGGTGAAATCCGGCGCTAGATTGACGCCCGGCGCGGGCGGCATGTCGGCCACGGCCTCGATGAACTCGCCCAGATCGCGTTCGCGCGCTTCGTTAAGCTCGACAATCTGAACCTGGGTCTTCAGGCTGTTCTTGTAATAGACAGACCCTGCCACGCGGATCGGCTGGTGGGCGGAGCGGAAGTCCATGTCACCGCCAACCTTCGCGGCAATATCACCGCGCAGGCGTGTCACGCGGGCGATATCGCTGCCCTCCACAGGCTCGGTCAGCTTCCACCAAACATGCGCCTTGCGCTGACCCTCGGGCGTGACGCCGCCGCTTTCCACCACCATGGTGGGCGGGCCGAGGTGACGCTCGAGATGGGCGCGCTTGGCGGCGATATCACCGGTGTCGATATCGACCACCACCGTCTGCATTTGCAGGATATCAGCGGCCTTGGCCTGGCCAGGGGCGAAGACTGTACCCGGAATCACATAGACCGCCGCCCCTTCGCGCGCTGCCCAATTGGCGAAGGTCGTCATCTTGTCGGTGGTGTTCTCACCTGCATCGAGCCAGATGTTATGGGGCCGGCCATCGATGCCCTGGCCCTTGTCGATGAAGCTGCGCACCGGGATCAGCCCGTCGCAATAGCCGAAGACCACCTCCATGAACTGAGCGATCTGTTCCGGATCCGGCTCATCACCAAAGACATCCACCATGGGGGCGGCATCGTTGAAATCGCGCCAGGGGTTGAAATGGATCAGGTTTTCCTTAGGCGGCTCGGGGTGGTCATCGTGATCATCGGTCATGGCGGCCTCCTTGGGCGCGTCGGGAATGTTGGTGGGTTCAGGCGGGTCTTTTGGGGCATCGGTCATGTCGGCATCCCCCAGCAGCGCTCAGCCCAGGGGCAGAAGCGGCATTCGAAGAAATCACGATTGGCGGCGATGCGGGGCAGGAGTTCCCCGGCATCTGTGGCGCACAGGATGCGCACACCGCGATCGGACATGCGCTGTGCCAGCGCGGCATCGAAGGGGACCTGCTCGTGGTAGAGCTCGGCCGTGTCCTTGTTGATCGCCGTGAAAAGTGCCGGGTTGGCGGAAATCCCAGGCACCTGCGCCTCCATATAGGCCTGATAGACGGCGATCTGGGCGGCGTAGACGGGCTTGGATTTGGTCACGCCGTCCTTGACGCAGGCGCGCCAGTTCTTGGCGTTCATGGTCTTGCATTCCCACAGCGCGGGAACGGCCAGCCCGAAGCCTTCCGGCCCGGCGGCTATGATGCCATCGACATGACCGCGAATGCGCCCGGCCGCGACAGAGAAGCCGAACTGGCCACCATCGGGGCGATTGCCCTTGCGGGTGTAAAGGTCAAACCCTGCAGCGTGCAGCCAGGTGACAGCTAAATCCTCCAGCACATGGCCGATGGCGAAGATGCGCAGCAGCTGGCCCGAGAACTCCTGGCCCGCATCCTTGGGCGCATGGGTGAATTCAAACTGCAGGGCCCGCTCGCAGGCATGGCCAAGGCGCGAGCCGCCAAGATAGTCACGGGGCGCGCGGATGGCATTCTCGGCGGTGATGGTTGCGTCGATTGTCGCGTTCACGCGGTCAGCAAAGCTTTCTGTGTGGTTGTAATCCAACATCAGCAGGGCCCTCCCTGCGCTTTGGCAATGCGTGACATCTCGGCGCTGTAGCCCTCGAGAATCTCCTCGATCAGCGCGGTCACGTCAGTCTCAGAGAGATCGCAGAGGCGTTTTTGCCAGCCAATCTCATCCATGGTTTGGCCCAGACGCTTCATGACGAGCGCGATGGCGAGCCTTTCTTCCTCGGTCATACCGATCATGGTCAGTCCTTTCTTGGCTTTTCGGGTGAAGGCCGACTGGCAGTGCATCGAGCAAAACCAGCGGTATGTGCGTTGGCCTCGCGACTTGTTCGGATCGAACCAGCCGAAGCCTTGCGCGGGACGTAGGCAGACGGCGCAAGGGTAAAACCGCGGATGCCAGAGGCGATCAAAGCCCGGGCGATCCGCAGCCTCTGCGGGCGGGGATTGCATTTGCGCGACATGGCTCATGCGGCCTCCCGCGCGGCGGGCGCCGCCGCCATGATCAACGCGCGGATCTCGCGCTTGTTGAAAGTGAAGGTCATCAGCGCCGAGGCCTTGTAGCGGGTCAGGCCATAATCGCTGCGCGCAGTAGCCGAGAGGTATTGCAGCTGCTTTTCGGTGGCGGGCTGGCTCAGCCAGCCGCGGGTCTTGAAGGCGCTTTCGTCGGTCTCATGCTCATTGAGCCAGTCGTCCGCCTGCGCCAGGCACACAGACCGCTCGCCGATGCCAAGAAGTCGGGTTTGTGCCCTTTTGCGGCCGCCAACCGCGTACCACTGACCCTGATACCAAAAGACGCCACCCCAGGCCGTGAAGCCTGCGGCTATCAGCGCATCCTCCGCGCCGAAGAGATCAACCCAAGAGAAGCTGGATCGCTTCAACAGGTCGATTTCCGTCATCACGAAACCGGACAATGCCCCACCAAGCGCGCCCGCGCAGCTTTCGGCATCATCGTCTTCGTCGACCAGCGCTTCGCCGCAAATCGGGCATTCGCGGCAGGCAAGCGGGATGTCCGCCGCGCATGCGGGGCAGGTCTTCAGAGGGGCCTGCCCGGTGCCGCTGGCCCCATCGAGATCGACATCCTGCTCCAGCGTACCATGGGTCAGGCTCGAGGTTCCAAAATCAAGCACGATGCAGTCGGTCTTGATGACGCCGGGGAACTCGGCAGGATCGACCGTGCGCAGGCCACGCCCAACCATCTGGATCATGGTCGATTTGTACGAACTGGGGCGCAGCAGCACCACGCAAGACGTTGGTGGATGGTCCCAGCCTTCCGTCAGCACGGCCACGTTTGTGATAACGCGGATTTCGCCGCGAGCGAAGGCCGCCAGAATGTTGCGCCGTTCCTCGCCGGGCAGATCGCCATGGATCAGGCCCGTGGGGATGCCGGCTGCGTTGAAGGCCTCAGCCACATGCGCCGCATGAGCGACAGTGGAGCAGAACACGACCGTGGGGCGGCCTGCGGCCTTTTCCTGCCAATGACGGATCACCTCCTCGGTGATTGGTGCGCGGTCCATGATCTCAGCGACTTCGCCCATGTCGAAATCCGACACGGTCTTGCGCACGGCCCGCAGCTTTTCCTGCACGCCCACGTCGATGACGAAGGTGCGTGGTGGTACAAGGTGGCCAGAGGCAATCAGCTCGCCCAAACGGACCTGATCGGCGACATTGTCAAAGACCGCGCGCAGACCTTTTTTGTCGCCGCGGTTCGGCGTGGCCGTGACCCCGAAAATCCTGGCCTCAGGATTGGCATCACGCACATGGTCGATGATGCGACGGTAGCTGTCGGCGACCGCATGGTGCGCCTCGTCGATGACCAGCAGGTCAAGCTTCGGCATGGCCGCGAGGTTGCTATCGCGCGTCAGCGTCGGGACCATGGCAAAGGTCACCTGCCCGCCCCAGGACTTGGCCGTCGCATCCACCACCGAGGTGGTCAGGCCCGGATTGACCCGACCAAACTTTTCGAGGTTTTGCGCGGTCAGCTCGTCGCGATGGGCCAGCACGCAGGCCTTAGCATCGCTTTCGCCGATCCGTTTCCCTACAACGGCCGACAAAGCCAAAGTTTTTCCAAATCCGGTGCTCGCCACGCTCAGTGTGTTGTTGCGGGTGGCGAGCGCAGCCAGGCTGCGCTCGACGAAGAGTTTCTGGCGAGGTCTCAGTCGCATGGCTCACCCCACTCACTCGGCCCAGCTCGGCCGGCCAGTGAACCCGGGGCTGGCTGGTGATTGCGTCGGCGCTTGGACTGGCTGTTGCGGGACTTGCGGGGGAATTGCGGTATAGCCCTGCCCCATTGGAGCGTCGTACGACGGCGTGCTGGGCGGGGCATGATACGGCGCAGCGGGTGCGCTGGACGCAGCGGATGCGCCGAGACCCATCACTGACGCATAATCGCGATGGTTCGGCGCCAGTGCGCTTTTGATCTCGTTCTTTTCCTCACCATTGCTGTCGGTGCCGACATCGATGCGGGCAGCGAACTCCACCCCATCAAGCTCATGGAAACCAGCAATGCGGCGGCGCGCCTGCGCCTCGGGCGAGTTATCCTTGTCGGAAATCCCACGAGACGAGTTGAGAATGCCCCGGATCAGGCCGCGCCCCATATTGGTCCAGTTTGGCCCATTGGGGCTGTAAAGCCCGATCATCGACCAGATCTTGCGCTTGGCGTAAGCCCCCTCGAGCACCGTGTATTCGGCATCAAGATAGACGGCCCCTGTGGCGCCGCGCTTGGCATAGCCGCCAGTCCAGCCTTGGGCCGGATCGTCAAACCCACCCGGGCGGATGGTCAGGCGCACCTTTACCAGTGTGCCCTTGGGGATCAGGTTGATGTTTGACTGCGCGTCGTTAAAGTCGTTCCAATGTCCAGACATGGCTGGGCTCCTTTCAGTTTGATGGGGTAGCGGTTGGGTTGGGCTGCGCCGGGGAGGGCGCGGGCAACTGGGGCGGCTGGTAGGTCAGGCGCCGTTCGGCGGGCACGACGGGGCCGCGGATCTTCTCCATGAGCCGGCCCAAATGCGGGGTCTCAAGAAGCCCAAGGCGACCGGAGCGATCCTTGGCGGGGAAATTCCAAGGGTTCAGGGTCTGGCAGACGAAGCCGCGTTGCAGCGGGCCATCATCGCCCTTGATCTCGGCCATGGTGATGACCTGATCGACGATGCCCGGCAGCTCGAGCCCAGTCTTGGACCCATCGATCTGCGGCACGAAGACCTTGCGATTGAAGTCGTCGAGCTTCTCGTCGAGGATACCGACGAACCAGACATTCTTGCCGCGCGTGTGCTGCAGATGCGTGAGCCAGGCGATCATTTCGCGGCCGTGCAAACCGTAAGCTCCGCGCACATCTGGCTTGCCGGTTTTTTCTGAATGCGCTTCCGGCTGGCCCTTGGACCATTGAAAGCAAAGCCGCCCCGCTACGGTGATCGAGTCGATGAAGACCGTGTCGTATTTGGCAAGCGCGCCAGGATCGCCGAACTTCTTGCAGACGGCCGCATAATGGGCAGGGCTGTAGGACTGATCATCGCGCAGCGCCGGGTTGGGCCCACCGATGAACACCGCGAAATCCCGGCATTCCGTCCAGGTGCGCGGCCGGATGGCGTCGATCGCCAGCCCTTCGATGGCCAGATCACCTGCTTCGAGGTCAAAGAATAGCGTGGTGGAGGCGTTCAGCGTCCAGAGCAGGCTGGTCTTGCCGATACCGGAGCGGCCGAAGATGACGCCCTTGATGCCGCGCGGCTCTGCCAGCCGCTGATCGGCGGTGATGATGGGAAGCGCGCCGGTCATGATGGCACCTCATCCTGCGCGGCAGCCGCCGGATCGTGGCCAGTTACCGCCGCATAGAGCGCATCAAGCCGGTCGGCTTCCGCCAGGCATTCACGGCCTTTACGCCGCATGAACCGCCGCGCATCGTCCAAAAGGTCGGGCTCGGCGATCAGGTCGGGGACGGCGACATATTCCTCTGCGCCTTCCACGAAATAGGACTTAGACCGCAGCGCCTTTACGAGAGGGACGAACCCGTCGCAGACCTCTGAGAAATCCGCCTGTCCCACCCCATCATCGCGGTTGCGCAGGATGCGTTTGACCTCTGAAATAATACCCGTGCGCAGCATCCGTAGCGCGCCCTCTTCGCGGGCCTGCGTGCAAGTCAGCGGAAAAGCCGCTTCCATGATGTCGTCGGCGATCTTTGGGGCGTTGTTGCCCAGACGGGCGGCAATCGCCCAGACACGTTCAGCAAAGGCCGCTGTTTGGCTATCAAGCATTGAACCACTCCATGATTTTGGTGAATGACGCAGAGCCTTGGGCGATTGCCTGGGCGTCGAGGTAGTGGAAAGGCTGGTCCTGCGCCGCTCGCATGCCCGACCGCGCAAGCACCAGGTTTTCGTCCGTGGCCCATTCCGCGAAGGCGCGGAACGTGCCCGTCACATGCTGCCATGCGGCCTGTTCGGGCGTCGGCGGTACATAGAGCGGGTTCCGTCGGCCAGGACCGCGCTGCGGGCGCAGCCCCCGCATGGCGGCATCGACCACTATCTTGCGCAAGGCTGTGCGGGTCGGCTCCTCGCCACGTTCAAGGCGTTCATACAGAGTGCGGCGTACAACACCTGGATCGGCGACTTCCGCGTCGCGGATCAGGCGCGCATCGTGGATCTGGTCACGGCGCAGTCCAAGATCGGAGGCGGTCGCAGGTTTGGCGTTGAGATCTGCAACGCCAAAGTCCTTGGTCCGGTTTCCAGTGGCCACCTCACCTCGCGCCTGCGCATCATCATATTCATCGGCGAGGCGCCGCTTTGCGGCGGCCTCGATCTCCAGCGCATCAGCCTGCGCGCGGTGCGCCGCCGCGATCAGATCGTCATGGGCAGATTTGGCCCGATGCAGTCGCGAGGCGCGTTTGGCCGCGTCATAGGCGAGCCCTGCAAATTCGCGGGCCTCGAGCACCTCAGCCGCCGTCTTGGCGCCGGCCAACATGCTGGCCGCGCGATCGATCAGGCTTGGCAGATCGGAGGCGGCGGTTGGGATGGGGACAAGCTCTGTCATCACACGACCTCATTCGGCTCGAGTGTGACCTTCAGCGTGCCAGTCTTGACGGTGCGTGCGGGCTCAAACCCCTTGCGCCAGGCCTCTGGCAGCGCGCCATATTTGCGCTCGGAGACCGACAGCTTGGTGTCGATGAAGTCGGCCGGGTCCTCGCCACTGTCGGCAATGTTCTGGGCGATATGCGCCAGCTTTTCCTGATCCCAGTCGATGCGCTTGGGCAGATCGGCCACCACGGTGTAATCGCCGTCGACCAGACGCACAGTGCCGGTATCCTTGCCGCAGGCCCGGCGGGCCTCAGTGGCGCGGGTGGCGTAGCGCACCTCAAGCGCGGTGCTGAATTTGGCGCTGGCGGATTTCAGCTGCTTGGTCGCATAATCCAGCTCGCCTTGCAGTGCTGCCAGCAGGTCCACCGGCAACTGTGCCAACTCGCCCGTGGGCAGGTTCAGCATGTCGGTGATGCTGGGAATGTTCTCAGGATAGGGCATGGAGGGTCTCCTTGTCGGTTTGGGAATTGGTGGGGTTTCAGCGAGGCGGCGCTGCAGCGCGCAAAGCAGCGCCTCAAGCCGGTCAATCTCTGTGGCGAGCGCGACGGCGGTCGGTTCAACAGCCGCGGTCGGCAGCGCAGCGATTGCCGCAGCGTCAAGCCTGGAAAGTAAGACTGGGGTCATCGGGGGGCCTCCCCTGCCTCAAGCAGCGCGCTCACCGCCCGCGCCTTGTGCCGCGGCCGGGGCCGTGCGATGGCCAGATAGGTAAAGACGTCCATTGCAATCCGGCGCTGGACGAGATGCACAAGCCCGGCCCGCTCGGCCCG